CAACGAGCGTACCGTTCCATGGGGCGGCAGCCCCCGCCATTACCTGCGCCATCAGTAGGCAGGCGAGGACCGGCAGCCATCGTATCAATTTTCTGAGCATGCGTACCTCCAAAAGAAAAGCCGCCCCGGATGATAGTGATCGGATTTTGATCACCCGGGAGCGGCTTTAGATTTTCCACGTGAAAAATTGTGCGGTCTAATAGACCCTGGACATTAATAGATCTATTGGTTAATAGATCTGCGGGCGAGGTCTTAGGCGCGGGGCAGTAGGTGGTCCGAGCGCGTTGCCTGCAACCTCAAAGCGTAGGTCCGTCAGCGTCCAGGGGGTCGAACTGTACGCATAGACGAACTGAAAATACAGATACGCGCCTAATGATCCAGCCCATGAGCCGGAGTTACTTCCACTAATAGCCCCCGCGGTTGTCCACATAATTCCGTCGTTACTGCCATACAGAAACACGGATGCTGTTCCGGAATATACTGAACCGGTCCAGTCAACACGGGTCAGCGTGTCCGCGCTCGCGAGTGTCACGATAATATGCATCGTGCCGCCCGCGGAAGGGGCGTAGCCCGTCGTTGTGTCCCCTGGCGAGTTATCATAGAGAAGTGGCGCAGGAGATCCGCCCAGACCGCCAGGTACAGGCGAGGCTGCGCGAAAGTCATACGTGTAACTGAGTGCGTTCATGGTTGCCCCTGCGCTCTGTTATGCCGTGTTCACGGTCGCCTCAAATTCGATCTCACACCAGCAGTTGAGTATGCTGAGATCGTTCGACCACTGCGCCATAATCCATTCGCCTGAGCTTATGGACGGCGATCCGGAAAACGTCACGGTGTAGATGGACCATGACGCATGACTGCTCGTGGCCGTGAGCGTCAGTGTTCCGGTAAGAGCCGCGGGAGAGCCGGAGAGGCTGGGTTCCGTGTTAGAGAAAATCTGCACAGTCGCGCTATGCGGTGGACTGGACACTCCGGAGCAATACAGCGTTAACCGTGACGGGACCCATGTCAGCGAAGTGTTTCCCTCACCCAGCGGCATGATCCAGATCTGGGCATCGTCAATCGATCCTGAGAACGATGTGGAAGGGCACTGGAACATGAACGCAACGCGCCGCTTGACATTGGGCGTGCCCGCAGGCAGATCTGCGTTTGTGAGCGCTCCGAATGCAGGAACTCCCCCGCTGTTGCCGGATCTTAAAACCGTGTTCGCCGCCTGCGAGGCAAAACCGATTTGCAGTGTTTCGTTCGAGCCTGGGTTGACGATTGTCCAGGTCCAGTAACCCGAGACCGCCAATTTTGCCGACAGATAGTCGGGCGTCGTATCCGCTGCGCTGCAGAGCAGTTGCCCGTTTCCTCCCGCCGCGAGAAGCTGCCACACGAGCGGATGCGTTGCCGGGTCCGTGCCGCTGTTCGCGCTGATCGCAACGTATGAGCTGCCCCCCGATGACACCGTGTCGAGCGGGTTGTACGAGGTTCCGATGTTCCAAATACCGGTCGGGCTAAGGCTCGCGCCGGCCGGTCCGATCAGGTTGACAACAAGCGACCATGCCCCGGTTGCCTTGGCGTACATATCGCCCGTCGCCGTGTCTATGTAGAGGTCACCGTTCGCGCCAAGACCGGACGCCGGCGCGCCCGATCCCCACCGATAGACCGACGTCCCTCCCGTGCCCACCAGCGTCAGCCATGTCGTGGACGTTGTGTCGTAGTATTTGGGAATCCCTGTTCCGGACTGCGTATCCAGCCACAGATAGCGGACGTCAGTCGGCGGAATGCCCGTCGATGTGACCACGAACGGACCGCCGAACACGACGCCTGCCGTAGCGCGGCTATCCGCGCTCCAGAGCAAGACGGGCAGGTCCGCCGGCAGTGGCGGCGCGGACGATCCGCCCCCGCCTCCTCCGCCGCCAGGCCCCGGGATTCCCTGTCCGGCTGTCAGGTCCGGCGCTCCAGTAAGCCCAGGCATGCCGCCCTCCTATCCCGCTTACGCTTCGGTTGCCCATGTCGCGCCGGCCGACGCGCTATGCACCGTCCGGCGGAACCAGAGGCCGCCGTTGTCCGACTTGTAGACCTGGATCGTCTCACCGTCCGCGACGGCGTAGACGTAGTTTCCGTTCCAGCACCAGAGCGACTGCGAGTATTGCCCACCCGAGAGGATGGGCCTCAGGTTCAATCCGTCGTTCGTCTCGCTGTAAGCGCCCGCAATGAAGATGTGAGCCGGAAGATACGCGTTGAAGTCGCCGCCGAGTCCACCCTGCAGACTGCGGCGCGTTTCGGCGATGATGAGCTGAGAGCGAGCCGGCGGAACCAAACCCGGCAGCCACGATCCGATGAAGCTACCCCCCGCGAGAGCGCCATTGTAGACGATCCAGGATACGCGCTCCGTGTCCGCGCTGTAGGCGTGGATCGTTCCCCCGGACGGATGCGTGATATCCCTGGCATCCCAGCCCAGAGACGACCAGCCCCACGTATTGGGCTCATAGCCGGGCAGCCAGGGATGCTGTTCGATGCGCTGCATTCCGGCGAAGTCGCCGACACTTGCCCCGTTGCCGGCGATTGCGAGTCCCCATACCGCCTGCGGCTGTTGATTGGGATACCAGCACGCGTAACCGGTCAGGGAGAGAGCGCCGGCCGTGATGGCCTGGCTGTTGCTCAGATCCGTCGCAGGCCCCCACGTGTCGCCGCCGTCAAGCGACCGCCCCCACGCCTGCGCGGAGCCGTCATAGGTTGGCCAGTTCGGGAAGTAGATCGCCGGCGTCAGGATCACATAGCCGCCGTGAGCACGCCCTCCGCCACCTTTGGCCGCTTCGTTGCCGCCTGTCGTTGTCCAGCACAGGGAGAGATCGTAGAGGTAGCCGGAGGCGTCCGGCGAAGCAACGTATCCCTGCGTAGCGTTTCGCCATCCTGTGCGCCCGGTGCTGTCGTCGGTGAGTCGCGGCGCTTTGATCTTGTGGCTCTGGTACGTGCCCGTGCTGTTATCGATCACGATGCCGGTGAACCACAAGCGCCCGCCCGGGAACGTCGTCAGGTAGCATCCTGCGGTGGGGAATCCGTCCCACTGGGTGCCGTCATGAATCGGCGTGCCGGCGCTGTCCTGCGCCCCGACATCGATACCGGGCTTGAACGTCTCTCCGAAGTCGGTGGAGACGCTGAGACGGTACGCCGTCACTCTGGTTGTTCCCGGCGTGCCCGTCGTTGGCGTGTAGGCCTGCCGCTGACTGACGAGGTACAACCGCGGCGCTCCCCCGCCCGTAACGGAGATCGCGCCAGTCATATTCCAGTAGGTAAAAGGCAGCACTACGGAGTCCTCTCCGCCGTCGTTACGACATCGAGAGCGCCAGCCGTCGCCGGTCCCGACACAGTGATTGCGGTCGGGGCTCCGTTTATGCGATCGCCGGGATTGGCCGGCGTGAGGTTGATCACCGTGCCCGCAATGGCATTGTCGATCGTTGCCGTCCAGGTCTTCGAAACACCCATCTGATTTGGAGCCGTCACCGTCACCGATGCGGCATTGTTGATGGTCGTCGTGATTTTCACCGCCGGCGTTTTGCAAGCGGCGAAGGCCTGCGCCATCGGCATCGATCCAAGGTAGAGGTTGTTTCCGAAGGTGCAAGGCGTCCACTTCGTTGGGTCCGTGCCCGGCGTGACGTTCGTACTGCCAGCCACGGCCACATACCACGCGCCATTGTAGAGCACAACGGGAATCGGCGGTCCCATCGTGTAGGCCGTGGCGCTGTTCCATATTCCCGCGTCCGTCGTTCCCGATCCACCCGTGTTTGACGGCGCGGGCACAGTGTAGCCGTTGGCGGCCGGCCAGTTGGTGGCCGCGTTGTTCGAGAGTGTGCCGGTTCCGCTGCCCGTAATGGCGAAGTGAGCCATCACGATCCCGGCCGGCGCGAACACGGTCGAAGGATCGAGCTGCTTACCATAGGCATACCACCAGGCCGACGCGAAATCCGGACTGAAGAGGCATGCGAAAGGATTGACGGCCGTTCCTCCGGACGTGTACGCGCCATTGCCCACAGAGCCGGAGAGCGAGAAATGATCGGCGTCGACAACGGTTATCGACCATGCCCCGTTAGCGGCCGTGTTGCCCACAACGCCGGCAATCGTGATCTGCTGCCCCGTGGTGAATCCGTGGGCCGCAGACGCTATGACGATCGGTGTGGCGTTCGTGGCGCCGGTGATCGTCCTGGACTTCGTGTTGTAATAGCTGGCGAAGCTGCCGGCGTCGGCGATGCCTGATATTCCATCCTGCGCCGCATGCGTGACGAGCCGCCCCCGGATACCCTCCAGCCAAGTGAAGAAGTTGGAAAACACCGCGCTGCGGCTGAATCCCCCACTGCCCGCGCCGAACGACCCACCCGACACGCCGCCTCCGCCAAAAATCGCATTGGCCGGCGCTCCGGTGGCTAACACTTGCAGTCCCACAGCCTGATAGAGTCCGCGCGCATAGGGATACCACTCATAAGCCTGATCGGGATCGCCGGCAAATGTCGTGTTGACCTGTGCGGCAATCATGCGGGCATGAAGGTTGGCAACGTCGGTTTGCAGCGTTAGGTCCGGGACCATTTTCCCGCTAATGTCCGTCAGAGCGAGCAATCCGGCAATGGTGATTAACGACATGGCGATTCCTTTTCAAACATTGGACATCCATCGTCCGCGAATCTGCGATCCGAACACTTCCGGATGACGCTGATCCCAGACCTGAGTGATATCCTCACCGCTCACATAGGTCGTTCCGAGAAGATCCGAACCCGTGTCGTTTATGGCGTACCGGTCCAGCGCGAATAAACCCGGCAGGAATGCTCCGCCGTTGAACTCCCAGACCGTAGGAAGTGCGACCTTCTGCATCGCCGCGCGGGCTGCTTTGCGCGTAAACTCAGGATCGATCAGGTATTTCGAGACCTTGGTCATCGGTTTGCGATAGCCCTGAATATTGGCCGTGAACCCCGGAATAAAGTCGTCAATGTTGTAGTGCGTACCCTGAAGCCGCGATGAGTTCGGATCAGGTCCGAAGAAGCTCACGGACGTGCGCCTGTCAGCGGTATTGACCTGCACCTTGCGGGAACGCCACATTGATGTCAGGAAATCCGGCGAGCTCGGATTGCCGGTTTCGCCATAGTTGAAGTAACCACGGAACGGCGTTTGATAGACGCCGGGATTGTACGGCATGATGTCGGCGATCCCTTGCGGGTCGTTGAACAGGACGCTATGATCCATCTCGTTTAGCTCGGCGAGCGCGTCAAGGAACTTGCTCTCAGGAGATGGGCACACCCGCGCGGCCGTCGCCACTCCCATCGGAAGCTGCAGATGCGGGCAGCCGGCTGGGCGCGGTCCGAAATCGCAGGTTTTGAGATTGGGTGAGATGAACGAATCGGAGCGGCCGCGCATGTTCATGAGGAATCGCCGCCAAGCGTGGATACACCAGCCATCCCCATACGTTAGGCGTCCGCAGTCAACATCTTGCTCACACCAGAAGTTGTCCTCTACGATGCAATGGAAGGTCCTCCGAGGATCGGCTTTCCAAACCGTTCCCTCCATACCTGTCCAGCCGGTGAGGAACAGAATTGGCGCCGTATAAGGCTGCATAATGCCGCCAGCGCCCTCGATCGTCAGCCATCGCAGGTACTGAACCGCCCTATGGATACCGGCGAACGCCGAGAAGTCGCCATAGGTGTTATCGAACATGATCCCGAGCTGCGTGCGGACCATACCCGTTTTGTAGTCGTACCACTGATGTTCCTCGATCGACGCTATGTAAGGCGCGAGGTTGACCGCATAGCCAACCGTCGCGGTATAGTCGAACGTCGGAGGGATGTCCATCCGCATCGTAGGAATGACGGGAGACGTCGCGCTGAATCCGTCCGCGTCCACACTTGCGCCGGTAACCTCAACGTAATATTGGACGCGGTTTCCCGTGTCGTCGGTCTGGTAGACCTGTCCGGTCCATCCTGACCCGTCCGCTAGTTCGACACCGGGAAGGTAAACCGATCCGTTGCCCTGGTAGGAGAACTCCAGATCGATCGGCTCGCTGAGTATCTGCCCGCTACCTGAGAACTGCATCGGTAGGTATGAGAGCCCCGCCGTTCCGTTCTTGCCCCACATGCGAAATGAGCCCTGTGGGACCGAGACGTTATCCGTGTACCGATAGCTGAGCCCATCGCCTGGAATAGGCTCCGTGTTCTCGCCGCGATACACAAGCGTCTCTTTGCCGTTGGCAAGCTTAACGACCAGAGCGTTTCGTGTCGGCAGAGGCAGCCATTCGATTTGCAGGATACGGTTTTGCTCCTCGAACAAGGTGGCGCAGTCTTTGACCTTCAGCCCTTCGACGCCGTTCACGCGCGCTGTGGGCCACGTCCAGCCCCCCGAGCCGTCAGGGATTCCCGCCTGCAGGAACGCCGGGTATCCGGACTGCAAGACCAGCCGGAACGCCCGCGCTCCGGAGTCGTCCGACGCCGCATCGCCGCCAACCTCGATTACGGTATAGTAGCTGCCGGCGCTCGCGTCCGTGTTCTGTGTGATCTGTCCGCGCTCCACGCGCAGATAGAAGCAAGAGTTCTTATAGAGCTGCGCAGCGCTCTGAATGTCGAACGTGTGACCAGCGGTCGAGTTCTTCATTTTTAAGGCTTGCTTGCCGATGGTCGACTCGTCCGTCTCGATCCAATCGTCAGCGCCGGCGCTCGGAAAGGTGTAATCCCCTTTCGCGGTATCCACGAGCTTGGGCGATGGCTCCAGAATAATGACACCGGCCTCCGGGATGATCCGGAGGCCGGCGATCTGGTAGCCAGGACGCGTGACTGCCGTACTGTCCGAGAGCAGTGAGGGAGCAAGGTTGCCAGCCTGATCGACACGCAGGAAAGGCGGCGTCTTCTGGATTCCGAAGGCGCGCGCCGGCGTATCTACCCAGAACTCGAAATCAAGGCCGATACCAGGCATGGTAAACCCTTCTCATTTTTCACGTGGAAAATGCTAACGCGTTAATCAGCGCCGGGCATGATGCGCCCCATGCCGCTCGTTTGGCTCGTGATCGGGACTGAGAACGTACGTTCCACGCCGCCACGATTGAGGGCTGTCGTATCGAGCTTGATCGTTACGTTCACATTGCCCGATAGCGCCTGCGCTGATTGATTGCCTGGCTGAGACCTGGCGGGGTCGCTGCCCGCCGTCGTCATGCCCCCGAACACGTTCATGTAGGCGTCGTAGGTAGACTGGCGTTTGTAGCCGAAGTTTCTTGCGCCCACGAGTTGGAGTTGCTGACGGATCGCAGGGTTTGTCGCGTGCGCCGCCGAGTTTTCAAACTCGGCGGCATAGTCGGCATCACTGGGCATGAAACGTTCTTCGAATGAAGCCGAGCCGATCGCTACCGTAGGAAGCTGATAGGCGAACCTGTTGACGATATTGCTTCCGGCGTCCACGATCTCATTTTGCAGGCCGTTTCGCCGTGCGTCCCACCGTGCCCGGACATCGGGCGTCAGCTTGCTCGGATCTCCTTCGTCGGCTGTGAGTTGCGAGAGTTCCGATCGTAGATCCTGGAAGTAGCTTAGCTGCCCGGCGTTCATGTCACCGGGAAGCCCAAACGTCCTGCCCATGCGATAGAGCGACCCTTTGTCGTTGATCAGCCTGTCGACAAGCTCCGGAGGCGGAGCCCAGTTATCGGCTACCGATTCCCTGCGCTGGATGTTGGCGAGATCGATCTGAGCTGACTTAGCCTGCGCCTTCTGGCGAGTGATCGGATCGAACGACATGTCATCGGCGATCGCATCGAGCGATATCTTTGCCGCCGTGGAATCGGCGATCACCTGCGACGTCATGCGCATCGACTCGCCGCCGGTCCCATGCAGTAGCCTGGCTGTCTCCGCGTACGTATCGGAGAGCCCCGCGCCGCCGATGGCGTAATCCGCTTTGGAGGTCAGCCGATCGAGTTCGGATGTGTGTTCCAGGCCGAGCAATTGCGCTTGAACGGCGTTCGCCTGGCCTTGCAACTGGTAGCGCTGATCGACGTTCGAAGTTGAGCGGATCTTCTCCGTCAAAAACTCGAACTCGGCAGTCAAGGCCTTCACGGCTTTCTGAGCCGCTTCGTACACGCCCTCCGGACCTTCCGAGTAGCCGGCGCGCTGGACGCCGATCATGGCCGATTGCACATTCAGCCCGAGCCCGGTGACACCTTGCTCGATGCCGGCAAATCGGAACTGACTTGCCTGGACGGCGCTTTCGGCAAGCTCCGCCGCGGCTGCGGATTTGCGCTGCAGCCGCTCTTGCGGCGTCATCGGGCTATCTGGATCGTCGGCGGTCTCGATCTCGTATTGCGCCCGCTCGTGCTGCGTTGCCTGGATCTGCCTTTGCCTGCCGGCGTTGCTCGCGTACGTCCCGCCAGTGAGCAGGGAACGGGTGAGCGCTAGCTGATCCTGAGAGAGCGTGTAGCCGTACTCGCCGAGCTGAGTGTCTACGCCGGCGTTGAATAGATCCCGTTTCGTGCTGGCAGACTGGATGTAGATCGGACTCAGCGCCGCTTCCACATCCGCGAGGCGCTTCGCCGCGGCTTCCCGGTCCGTGTCGTTTGTAGCGCTTGCGACCTGCCCGCGCAGGATGTCCGCCTTAGCTTCGAGCGGCACTTCCGCCGCGCCGATCTTCTCAAGATAACTCTGTCCCGCCTGCTGGATACCGCCAAGGGTGCTGCCGTTCATCCCGGCGATGGCGAACGCGCCGCGCGCGCCGGTCAGTTCCGTGCCGCTGCCAAGGATCTCGGTATTGAGTACCGCCATGGTATTGGCGATATCGTTGGAAACCGGAGCCATCGAGTCCGCAGGCAGGTTGTGCTCCATCTCCTGAGAGATTCGGTTACCCGTATAGTAACGGAAGATCGCTCCCGGAATCCCGCCCAGCCGCCAAGGCTGATACCCGGACCGCATTTCAGCCTGCGCATCCTGGTAAGTGGCATTGTCCTTTAGCTGGCTCTTCTGCGCGCCTTGCTGAAGGGTGTGCAGTGTGCCGAAATCGGCGTCATCGGCTGCCTGGATTTCAAGTGACTGAATGTCTCCCGTACTGATGTTGCCGGACGCCAGGCGCTGGCCGTATGCGGCCAGCATAGGGTTTGAACGTATGATGCCGGAGATTGCGCCAAGGTCCGCGCCGGCAGTGTCGCCGAACGCGTTGACGAGCCGCCCGAGTCCTGCCTGCGTGTTCGGCCCGAAGGAGCCAACGCCGCTGGCCATCTGCAGCCCGGCTTGAAACTCCTTCGTAGCAACACCGCTGGCCTGAATGGCTTCGGTGAACTCTTTGGCTTTGGAAGATGCCTCGCCGAGGGATGCCGCAAGGTACTCGCTTGCCTGCCGCGCCGCCTGTTCGCGCTCCAGTCCAGCCCCGCCGATCTGCTGAATCCCTGAACCGATGCCGCCACCGACAAGCGCGCCGACTACCGGATTGCCAACAAGCGCCCCTGCAATGGCACCACCCATACCACCTAAGCCAGGCAGGACGCCTAAGCCGGATTCGTCAATCTCCTCACGCGTGCGGTACTCGCCATTGTTCGCGCTGGCATAGGCGCTTCCTGCTGCTGAGAGAGCGTGCATTCCGGCATAGGCCGCAGCCATCCCGAACTGAGAATTGGTAAACTTACTCGCGTTGCGTTGCCACCAGTTCGGCGGTTTTGGTCCAACATTACCATCGTTCGTGATGTCCCATACACTGTAGCCGGTCACGTCAATGTCCGGCATACCACCAACGGAGTATGAATAGGAGTGCGGATATCCAACCTCTTCAGTACCAGACAGAACCATATCGGCCATCTGTGGCCCACCGCCACCGCGTGAATCCCATCCACTCGCTGTACTTGATCCTGAATTAGGCGGTATACCTCCGCCTCCTGACCCTCCAACGCCATAGAACGGCATACCGCTATCGATCACGGACAGATCACGCACGTTCGCGCGTTGCCATGCCTGCTGCGCCTGTTGGTATGCTGCACGCTGCTGCATCATCGCCGCTTCAAGGTCGGAAGAGAAAGCCTCAGCGCCCTTCGGCGTGCGTAGGTCTCCCATGCGTCCCGCCTTGACGTAGTCCTTTAAGACCTGCTGCTCTATCGCGGCTTCGTCAAAGCTTGGAAACGTGCCGGTGGCATCCGCCGCGGCATGAAGTTCACTGATCCGAGATTCGAGAGACGCGCGCGCCTGGCTTGTGTCGATCCTGACCGTCGAACCTAAAAGCGACTCATCGTTTATTGGCATAATGTAACCTGCGTGCTAGAATAGTGTCAGAACATACGGAGACGCTATGAGTAACGATACCGGATTGCACGCTTGCCCGAAATGCGCCAAGGCGACATCAGACTTTGCGCGCTTTTGCCAACACTGCGGAAGCCCTCAGACCGGAGCAACCTTGCGGAATTGCGTACAGTGTGGCTCTCTGCTCATAGACGACGGCCCCTGCCTAAAGTGTCAAGAGCAGGTCAAAACCACGTACCAACAGGCTACCATGGATCTCGCATCAGGGGTTTGCTCATCATGCGGAGCAAACCTAGTTGCTGGCAAAAGATTTTGCGGGCAGTGCGGGAAACAACAAGATGCCAATTTGATACCGCCTCACTTGCTTCTCAAGAAGGTCAAGCGCCCCTTTTGCCCGCGATGTGGCACAAACCCCGACGAGGGGGCGATGTTCTGCCCTGGTTGCGGAGGTAAATTCCGTAAACCTATCGGCCCACCAATTTTTGAATATGAAACACAGGCGGAATACCAGCAAAGGATGGACGCTCATCGTCAGTCCTCACAGACTACAATGTGGGTGATCATCGTAATCTGCGCGGTTATATGCAGCGTGGTTGGTATGATCTGGCTCATGACTTACCGCTAGCGTCTCAGCAAAGCAATCAAGTAATCCTCGATTCGCTGCAACTGCCTCTCCCGCCTCGACCCCACTGCCTGACAGAGCGCAAGGAATTCGCCGCCGATGTCCGGAGGGAGATCGAACAGTCGATCTCCCAGAAACCCGAACTGATCGGCCATCCAGAAAAGCGCCTGCGCCCGGTTGCTCCCCGCCGGCAACGGTTCCGCCCTGACGGTTGCGCCTCCGCTGCAGTCGTACTCGACTTGAAGATAGTCTTCAAGCCATGAATACGGCCTTACTCCGTCGCCGCCGATTCCCCCGCCGGAGCTTCCGGGTTCGGCTTCCGCTTTAAACTCGCGTACTCGCTCTCCGTTGTAGCCGCGGTCGGATCGGTCCGTGTGACGAACGCGTTCAGAACCTGGAACGGGATCTGATCGAGCTTTTCTTTCGTCATCTCGCCGCTGATCGAGACATCCGGACCGGATACGCTCGTGATGTGCTGAGCGCCGTAGGAAAGCTGATAGGCCAGCGGAGCGGCTTCTGGATTCATGTAGGCGCCGGTGTTCGCATTGCGCTTGACGCCAAAGTTTGTGACGTTGCTGTTCGTGTCGACCAGCGTTCCGGTAGTCGGCGGCTTGAAATCGATCATCCACGTCGTGAGCGAATCAACGTCGATGTCCTTCAGGTCCGCGCCTTCCCGGAACACCATCCAGCGAGTAGCCCCGAGCTTCGCGGCTGTGATAACGATTTGCATATGTTTCTCCCGAAAACAGGAAAAGCTCTCGCGAGTGGCGAGAGCCTTCGGTCAGTTGTTCCACTTTTCACGTGGAAAATTACGCGTAGCTTGCGATCATGTTCCAACCCGCCGTAGTCGTTGCGCCAGCCGCTGTCCCGAACACGTTGTAGGATATTGCATCCGGGCTGAAGTCATTCGCGGCCACGCTCTGACCGTCGCTGTCGTAAGAGAGCGAGAGGTCGATTGTTAGTGTGTGTGTGCCGTCGCCCGTTGGAATGTTGATCTGGAACGGATAAATTCCGGCTGTCCGCGGGATCGCCTGGGTTGCGCCCTTGTTTTGAATCACGGAGAGAGTGCCTTTGAGCGTACCAGGCGTGAACCCGTTGCCGATGCGGGCCGTCCGATTCTTACTAGCCGGTTGTGGCAACAATCCGTTGTTTAGCGTCAGCTTGAACGCACGAATGTTGTCGTACGTAACAGGGGACACCTGACCGTCCGTAAAGCTGCATTGAATGAACGAGGCAGCCCCGGCACCATTGCTTCCCGCCACGGACGGAATGGTCAGATCCGTGACAGCGGAAGCGTTTTTGGGGTCCGCGCAAACACCTGCGAGCCCATAGCTCAAGCGCTGAGCCGCCCCGCGCTTCGCATAGGCGGATGCGATCACGATCTGATTCCACCAAATACCTGCCGACTTAACCTGAGCAGCGCCTCCGTAAGGGATGAATGACTGCACCCAAGGCACAAGCTGCCCCCCGGTTCGCACTCCGAAAGCACTGTTCAGGAAGGTGTGAAACGCCCGGTCTGGGTGGATGCATCCGCTTGCACTGATAACCGCGTCGATCATACCGGGAATGGAAATATGCGTCAGCCCACTATTATCCACTGCATCAGGATAGTCACGGTTATCATCCGTAATGATGCCTGCAGTGTCGTTGGCGAATGCGTAAGCGACGCCTGAGCCGCTGGACGGATCAGTCTGCCAGACCACTTCGCCGTCAAATCCCCGCCGCGCTAGTCCGGGGGCGAAAAACTGTGTCATATCGTTTCTCCTATCGGCAGTCGGGCGATTGCACCCTTGTTGCCATCTATGGCCCCACGTAGGCGGAGCGGCGTAACGAATATTGGATCTCGGCTTTGTGCGTGATGAGGATGCCTCTGTATCTCACGACGCCTTCGGCCGATGTTTGCGGCCAGCCCATAGGGCTCTCCCCGATCGTCTTGCACTCGGTGAATCCCCACGGTCCACCGTCGAGCTTTGGAGGCAGCGCGTAGCCGCCCGTAACTGCGTTCTTGGGCACGATCGAGCGCGTCTTATCGTTGTTCAGCAGGTCCCGCATGGTGTCGGTGACGACGCCGAAAAAGTAGTCAAATGCTTCCGGACTGCTGTCGAGAACCCACGGCGTTTTGACCCGGATCTCGGTCTGTAGCGTGAGCAGGTATTGCCCACCGGATGCCATCTCCTCATTACGCGACGGTCCGGCGACGATGCAGATCTGAGGCTGAGAAACGGCCGGTAGATCGCCGAGCGGGACATCCTTCGCGGTAAGCTGAACTGAGGCGGCGTCAACGCTCGGAAGCTCCGCAGTAAACGTCGCGTTGATGGCTGGAACGCCGTAGGTCAGAATCAGATCCGAGAGCGCATAGGACAGCGCCCGCCGAAACGGCATCTTAGATGGCTCTGTTCCCATAGTCACCTTCCACTCATCGTAAAGCCGTTCGTGACGATCTCGATCCCCTGCGGCAGCTTCCCTGTTCGCCCGCTGATCCAGTCCACGAGTCTCTGCTGCAAGTCCTGAACCTCCTGCGGAACGAGCGCCACGAGTATCCGCTGAGGAACGTGTGAGCCCGGCCCGGGATCGTCGTGAAAAGCGGCTTCGGGCGCGAAGTCGAGGTTGATACCCGTCGTCACCGAATCGGATGTCAGAAGCATCGTTTCCCCGATCTCGGAGGCGATCCGGCCATAGCGAACAAGCGTTTCGTCAGGGAAACCGAGTCGCCGTTTCTCCTTCAGTGTCGCCGGCGCAAGTTCCGGCCACGGCTGGCCGAACGTCTCGCCTTTGTCCTCAAAGTTGCGTTGCTGCCACTGCGCCATGTCCGTACCCATCAGATCGAGCACGGGAGAGAGATCGTCAAGCAACTCCAGCAGCGGGACAAGGCTGCCATCCGGGATCAGGTCCGGCGTGACGATGATCGAGAAAACAACGCTCTCGGATGGCATGTCACGCCTCGGTTACCGCGTCCGGCTCGTTCACGCTGCCGGGAAGGGCGATCGCCGCTTGATCTTCTTGTGCCGGCGCTTCGAAGCCCGTCGCACCAGGTGTGAGCGGAATTCCCGCTTCATTCTCTGTCCTGGCAAGTTCGTCGGCAGTCAGACTGCCGGGCGTCGGCGGGCGCGGCGTATCTGGCGGCTCCGGGGTGTCTGCTGCTTCCTTCTCAGCCTGCAGGCGCGCGGCTTCGTCCTGCTCCGCATGCATCTGCTCTTCCGTCTTCAGATCCTCGATCGGGATCGCAGTCAGGTTGCCGTCCGCGTCCGCGACGGTGAGCGCCTGGCGCGGGTAGCCGACTGGGAAGCCGCATCGCGGGCAGCGCTCCAGCGTGGGATGCCCTTCGGCTCCGCTATAGTGGTTGTGCCCGCAATTGGCGCACTGTTTCGCTAGGTCCATGTTGAATGTCCTTATGTCTGGGGAACGTCCGGAGGCCGGAACGACGGGCGCACGCCGCCGGGAGCCGTGGCGGAGTTTGGAGGCGGAACGCGGAAGATCACCATCGTCACGCTATGGGTTCCGAGTTCCACCGACTGGCGGTTCACCGTGGCGACCTGGTAGAGCGTCGATCCCTCTTCAGAGATTGTCAGTTGATCCTCTTCGCTCGGCATTCCGCTGGGGAAGTCCGCCGGCGAGAGCGTCACCTTGTGCAGATCGGGATTGGCAACGTTGAGCGATGCGACTAGCGCCACCGACGCAGGACCGCCTTGCATTGGCAGCGACACCGCCGGGTAACGCTTGCCCTTCCAGACGATGAACCCTTTGTTGCCGTCAACCATTTCACGGACGGCCGATGACTGGAACTGCGCTTCGGTAATCTGTCTCACGTCCGTTACTCCACAATCGGCGGGTCATAGATACTGCGCCATGTCGGCCGGTAGCTGTCGAGGTATTCGCCCGAGCTGCCCGCGTTGATATCAGCGGTTGTCAGCGTGTACAGATTCGCGTTTCGAAGCTGGTTTGCCAGTGCGAGAAACTCCGCTGTCGCGTGCTTTTCCGTCCGGAAGCTGTTCTGGCTGATCACCTTCGCCAGCTTCGCCCGTGAGCGCGCTAGCGTCTCGTATGCCGTTGCCGCCGCCAGAAACGCCGAACCCTGAGCCATCGTCAGGAACGCCGATATCTCCGCATCCTCGAACAGGTACACCGAGTAATCCGTGTCCGCTATCAGTAGCCGTACCTGGCCGTTCGGTGTGGCGGGATCGTATGTGAATGCCATGGCCAAGCCCTTCAGCCAGCACGTTCACGCCAACCGCTGGGACGGAAAGCGTGTCGAGGATGGCCGCGAGAAGACGCGCTTCCAGGCTGAGCCGCGTAACGCCGGTCTCAGCCTGGAAGGCGTCAATGATCTGCTGAGAGAGCCTCACTTGTGATCCGATTTTGATCACTAGTTGGTAAGGCGGAAGGTCGGAGCCGTGTAGCTTGTGGAAGCCACGAGCTGACGACAGGTGCCGGCGCCCAGATGCCGGACGCCGAATCCGTAGCGATTGAGGAACTGCTGATTCGCGAGCGGGAAGTTCTCGTTGAACGACTGAGCGTACATCTGCAGCCCGCGGTAAGCGGGGTTGAGGTGGACGCGCTTGGCGACTGGCTGAATGCCCACGTCCATCATGCACATGTAGCCCGCCGGTGTATTGTCGTTGACGACAAACCGGATGCCGGAGAACTTGATCTCCTGCCCATAAGCGCCATCCTCCTGCGCCGCCAGCCGGCTCGGAGTATTGAGCGAGCTCGACACACTGATGTTGAGCAGGTTCTCAAGCACCATGCCTTCCTGGTTGTTCAAGAAACACACGAGAGAACCAGGCACCAGGCCGTAACCGTGTTCCTGAATATCCCGCTTCATCGTCTGGAAGTGCGCCAAGCTCAGCGTGACGGTATTGAGGCCGGCGAAGTGGTAATGAGCCGTCCCGAAGAACGTGTTGTTCTTCCAGTTGGGAACATCGGTCTCTCCGTTCCACCATCCCGCCTGGTACGCGGTGCCCACTGCGCCGGCCGTTTGCGGCGTGAAGATCGTCCGGAAGAACTCCGCCTCCATACGCTCCGCATCGCCAGCCATGACCGCGTTCGCGGTCGCCTGGACATCACTCGGAAGCGCGTCCTGAAGACCGATCACGGTGAACGGCGTACCCGCCTCGAAGTCCTGAAGCGGAATGTTGAGTAAGCGGTAACTCTGCCGCTGAGCTTCCGCCGTGCCGCCGTCCGCATGGCGGTTGAACTGGATCGGAGCCTGAGAGACGCGAAGTTCCTGCTTCTGCACCTCGACGGTGAAGTCCGCAATGATCGGATCAGCGCTCTGATTGTAAACCCCCAGACCGTCCGTGACAATCTGGAGTAGTTCTGTCTGGTCAGCTACATAGCCCTGGCCTGCGCCGACGAATCCCTGTGGCATGGGTAAATCCTCCTAATGCCAGAATTGTGATAAACGGCGATTAGCCGAGAGTGGTGGTAGCTGCCGCCTGAGCGAGCGCGAAGTACGGAGTGTGAACGAAGGCGATCTTCGTTGCGGAAATCGCCTGTCCGATCGGCTGAATAGCCGTGGTTGCCACGGTCGGCCGAGTCTGCGTGACACCACCCGCAGTGCCGCCAAGATAGACAGTTCCGCCGATGGTGAGACCCGTATAGCCGCCAACCTCAGCGACGGGCGCAACGGCGATGTAATCGTTATTGGAGCCCTTGCCGCCTTTGACGGCGTTGCCGAGCGCCTGGATTACCGCGCCTCCCGTGTTGACCGCCAGGACTGCGTTCCCGGACGAATCAACGCCAACTTCCTGACCCTCCAAGATCGTGGCCGCCGCGGCTACCTTGAGGGTAACCGTCATATTCTTTTCGTACTTAAGTACGGCGTTTGCCATTTCGTATCCCCTTGCGGCCACGAAGGCCGGTTAGTCTATTCGGCGGCGGCGCAGTGCCGGGAAAGCGGCGATCGCCGCATCCTTCTTGATTGCGCCTTCCGAACCTGCTGCCCCGCCGGCGGGGTTTCGTCCGCCAGCCGCGGGCAATTGTTGCTGCTGTTGCTGACCTGCAGGAGCGAGCTTTGCGGCCGCCCCCGATGCCTTGCGTATCCAGTCGAGTTGCTGATCCGGAGTGCCTGCCGGGAGGAGATCCCGGAGCGCTTCGGGCAGCTCGGATTTGCGCGCATCGACCTCGGCGGTCAAAACGGTCTGGAACCGCTTGTTGTCCGCTTCAAGCTGATCGGCTTTTGCTGCGCGCTCCTGGAGCTTCTGAAGCTCCGTCTTGCTTGCGTTCTCGATCTCGGCAAGTCTGGCTTCGGCGGTTTCCCGCGCCTTCTTCTCTTGCCCCGCCTGGTTGCGCAGGCGATCGAGTTCGCGGGTATGTTCGTCTGCAGCGGGTTGCTGCTGTCCGCCCGTCGCAGGCGCCGGGTTCGCAGGTGACTGTTGCTGCTGCTGTTCCGTTCCTCCGCCGTTCGGTGTGGGTAAAGGGTCTGGCATGGTCGGTCCTTTCCGTTGCGCTGTCCGTTCGTCACCGCCCGGTAGCGCCCCGAATGCGAAAAGACGACCCCGAAGGATCGCCTTTTCGCGATTGATGAATGCGGCAACCTAGCCGCGTGTGATAATGGATGGCTGCCCGGCGTTCGATCGGGCTTTTTCGAATTTTGCGACCTGAGCCATATCGACGGGCGCGCCTGGCAGCAAGTACAAATGCAACTCGACACTGCCCACGAAGACCGAATCGACATACTCATAGTGTTCGAGCGGCAGAGTTCCGCCGGTCGGTATCCATGCGAATGTCGTGTACTCGATCATCTTGCTCGTGTCCGCCTCCATCCAGACGAACACAGAGATAAGCGGCGTTCCGTCCGGCGCCTGCCCGACGCAAGCCGTCTGCGTCTTGATGATCTTTGAACCGCGGTAGATCCGTGAAACTACGCGGTCCTGGACATTGATCTGCCCTTTGATGATCGTCTTCATGCTCGCCGCCCTCCGGAAGCCAGTTTCGTGTTCCGGATCGACGGCGACGGTCCCGGCTCCTTCATTTTTGCCGGCGCGCCATTCATACTCGCTTGAAGAACGAGATCATGGCCGCGCTCGCACCGTCCAGCCCATGACCGGCAAGCCTCACGGGTTCCGTTGGGCTCCAGTGTCATCGTTACTTTGCCGGAGCACACAGGGCATCTGCCTCTGAATTGCATGATTGCCGCCCTCCCGAGGCGGCTCCCGAAATAGAAAAGCCCCGCTTGGTCTCGGGAGAACCAAACAGGGCTATCGGAAACAATGGTAGAATCGAGCTATGAGCGAAACTTTAACTCTATTTCAAATCCAAACAGCCGTGAGCAGCATGAAGAAGATGGGGCGCGTGCCAACGCTAATCAAACTGCACCCCATTGATACTGCCACACTTGCTGAAATCATTACTGAGGGAGTAATGATCAAATCAACATCAGTTCCGCTGCAAAGCAACGATATCGCAAATAGTGCCATGTTTGGCCTGCCAGTCGATCTAACGTCTGATCAATCGCATATCGTGTATGCGGATGGTTCGAAGCTATACCTATAGGACACACGTAACTTTTCACGTGGAAAGTTACGTGCTTTGAGTTTCGCCTTGTGGGACAACTGCAATCGTGTTGCCCACGATGTCCGAAGCGCTATTAATGGGCACACCGCCTGAGCTCTGCAGATTGCCGGCGATCGTTTCCGCAGTGAGCGACTCCGGTTCCTCGACGGGCGAATACTTGCGCTCGAAGACTTCCTTGGGGTTGATGTACTGGTATCCATCTTCCTGGATAACAAAGTAATCACCAGCAACCGGCGTGTAGCGCGCCAGCATGTCGCCGCTCACTTGGGCGTTTTCGCCGTCGCTGAGCGCTACCGGTATCGATCCATCTTCCCCACGTGGCCCAACGCTCACGATCACATGCGCATCGACAATCACAGGGTTTGCAGTGTATTTCATGACAAACGGCCTCCCGCGCCGTTAAGGATTTGGAGTAAAGGACACCTCACCGTCATCGCGGCGAAGGTGACACTTGCAGTTGAAGAGGCACGGCGTTTCGTTCGCGCCTGGGACGGTTGGAAGCGTGTCCGCCGTGTATGGACCTCCTGCGGCGAGTTCAGGACACATCGAGCAATGATCCTCGTTCGCCCCGAGTATCCATTCGAACGTGCTGCCCTCAGGAGAGGCTAGAACCCACGCTTCGTTAGCTGCTCCGACTACCCGGCCCATGTACATCCCTGCGCGCCGGCGAATCTCATCGGCGTCAACACCATCGGGCGCGAAGTCCTCGAAGTGGGCTTCATCCTCGCTCGTGTGATCGGCCTGGCCAACGTCGCCATACTTGCCGCTGGCGATGTCCTCGACAAAGCCTGTCAGGTATTTGCGCTCCGTGGCCATAATGCCAGCCGCAAGCTCTCTGTCGTAATCATCGACCGGGGAGGGATCGCCAGCGGCCGCGCGCCCCGTGGCAGCCGCCGTGGCGTAGGCATCGGTAAGGATCTGTTCGGCATGTGCGCCGAACTGTGCGGGCGTCACCTCTCCGGAGAGCAATAGCCAGATCAAGTAAAGCAGGATGTGATGAGACGGATCAATATCCATTACGTCACCCTTGTCCGCCTGGCGGCAATCACCTGAGCGTACCGCGTCTTGATGTCTGCAAGCGGAGCGGGTCTGCCGCCCGTGTCCGACTGCTTCTCTTCGGTCGCAACGATGGCGTCAAAGTCGCTGAGCATCTGTTCAACGCTCGCAACGTTATCCACTGGCGTCGGCGCCGCGCCCGCTCCCTGCGCAGGCTGTTGCCCTGGCTGTCCAGGTTGCGGCCCCTGCCCGCCGGCAGCCTGGTCGGTCGGATCGGATGCGCCGGCGAGTGCAAGCAGCTTCTTTTCAACCAGGATCTTGCGCAGCTCGCCGTTCGGATCCTCGACGCCGATGTTTGCCATCGCCGTCCGGATTGCGTTCAGATCGCCTGCAACCTTCGTGGTTGCGTCCGTGACTTCCGCCGATCCGTCAACAGGAAGCGTTGACGGCCACTTTACGTTAACGCTGCCAAGAGGCACGTTGTAGCCAGACGCAGTGAGAGCCACCCACATAGCGTATTCGAGGCCGGGCGTCCAACTAGCTTGCTTGATCTGCGTTTTGTTGATGAGCGGGCCATAGAGAATCTGTAGAGCAATCCCGCTGATCGACGTTAGTCCGCTGTCCGATTGCCCGAATGCGACGGCGGGGACCTGGCTGACCTCGGCGATCGCATTGCGTACGCGCGTCAATTGGTTCTCAACGTCGGGCTGTTCGCCCTTGCGCTCCAAAAAGAACGCGTCCCCATCGGTCGGGAGGAAGTACGACGTCTGCAGGCTCTTGTCTATTCCTTTGGCAGGCGCTTGAATACCCTTGAACACAGGGACCGGCGCGGCGTAGTAATCGACAATGCGCGTCTGCTTGCTGGCAAGGTGATCGTATTCCTCAACGAGATCAACCACGCCGTCAATATCGCTCAGGCCGTACGTGCGCCCCTTGACGCAGATGTTTCGTATCCAGACGGCCGGCATCGCGTTATACGTCTGTGAGCTGATCCGCGTGTCGCCCTGGTAGACCTCCATATGATCATCAGTGTAGAACTCCCGCATGATCGTCCGCTGGCCGTTGCTGTCGAGAGTCTCATAGGCGATATCGAGCGCTACGAGCTTGCTGTAATCCGAGCGCGCGAACTGAGGGAAGGCAATTCCCGCATCAACGAACTCGATCTTAGGCAAGCCGTCTTCGTCCTGCGCCACAACGGCAACGATATCGCCATGGATACCGCAAGCTATCGCGGCTTCGAGGAACGCGCCATCGGAGCCGGATCGGTCCCAGATCGTATGGGCCATCTCCGTGGCGTCCGGGTTGTCTTCAACCTCCCATTGCAGAGGCTTGCCGGCCAAAAAACCGGCGCCTAGATTGACAATCGGCTTGTTGAAGTTGAACTTCAGGCGCTTGTAGTCACTGACGACGGCTGTTCCGGGTGGACCCTTGACACTGTATCCCTCGTACGACCGCATGAATCGGCCATAGTTGTTGAGCCGGAAGGCGTCAGCCTCGAACAGATCGCCTGTGACACCACGGTTTGCCTTGCGTGTTTGGAGGAAGCTAAAGAGGCTCATAGGTTATCCATCCCAGAATGACGACTGTTCCTGCGAAATCTCACCGCCCCAGAATCCTTCGAAGGTTTCATCGTCGGTCTGTAGCTCTCGCATTCCGAATATGTGATCAGGTGCAGCGGCCAAAACAAAGCCGTCCCCGTCGTCAGGCGACCGCGTCTTTCGCTTCTTGAAGAGCTTCTTTGCTTCAAGCTGCTTGACTTCGATACCCTTGACATTCACCCACGCAAAGACGCGCTCACACAGATCGGCTTCTAGAGATTCCGGCGGATCGATCAGGCGAATACCTCTGAGCGTCTCGGAAGCCTCAGCGTACATCTCCGTGCCCAGATCGTGATATGCGGCCCGGTCGTAAGGCGTCCCGTTGTTATGGACCTCAAGGACTTTGAAGTCGGGGAATCTCACAATGAGATCGTCATCGACCTTGAGTTTGTCGATAACACCGCCACCAAAGCCGCCGCCGCCGTCCACGCGAATATGGAGTGACTGAACGGAAGCCGGAAGCTCCAACGCATGCCGCTTGATCTCTCGGGCGTAAACGTTGGTGTCTTTCTTCCAGAACTGTGCCGCTCGCCAGGCTTGCATGCCCATCCGAATGTACAGCGTGCCGGCGTCCTTGCCCCATCGACTGACGTCAACGCCCATCCTCGCGGAAGTGCATTCGGCAGGCTGGTTAACGGCTCGTTTCTTCGCCGCCTCGTACCGTCCGACGCTGATCAGCGTGTCATCCGCCATGTTCGTGGGAGGGATTCCCAGAACTCGCCACAGGAACTCGGGAAACGGGCGGAAGATCGTTCCTTCAGGCAGCAACTTCCCTTTGACCGTAACATCAAAGGGAAGTGTGAAGGTCTGCTCGTCTTCATTGTGCTGATCAACGACTTCGGTGTGAAGCTCGACCATCTGACGAACGTAATCGCGCTTCACGGCGCCCGGAACGATCTCGCGCCCTGCCAGAACGTTAACGTGCCCAACGCAACTGATCCGAAATGACTTAGTGTCGGATCGGTCTTTCGCCTTGTGAAACAGAGAGAGGCGTGTCTTCGGGTTGGCCAGCATAATGACGATGCTGATACCGCCCGATGTCATCGAGTCAATGGCCTGGAACACGAAATCGGCAACGCCCTCCGCTTCGTCCAAAACGAACATCAGGTATTTGCCGTGCTGCCCTTGAACGCGCTCCGTTCCGGTCCCCCCAGCGTTGTTTGTCGCACGCCCTTTGGCGAAGTGGTTTTTTCGGTATTTGATCTCGCACGTTTCGAGCACGCGGCCCGGGAGCCCCTTACCCTCGCGATCAGTACCGATTTCCTTCCATAGCAGGTCTTTGATCTGATCCCAACTCGGCGCGTATGTGTAGATGATCGCCGGCGGAAAGCAATCGAAGAAGTGATTGACTAGCCCGGATGCAAGCTTGGTCTTCCCAACGGTGTGGCCAGCGGCGATCCTTATCCGGTTTTGGATGACTTCGCCAGGTTTCCAATACTTGAGATCGGCAAGGTCGACGCGCCCGGCTTCAAAATCGTCTCTCTCGTGCTGCTGCCTGAGCGCGTGAGTGTACGCTTCGATTACCTCGACCTGGCCAGGGAACTCGGCGCTGGAGCCTGACCACGGTGACCATTCGAGCCAGTCTTCTATATAAGCCTGAGCATCATAGCGGTATTCGCTAAGAGATCTCTTGCTCTCCTGCAGATGCTTTAGCTCGGCGCGCTCTCGCTCTGTCAAGAATGGCCACAATTCGGTCAGCTCTGATATCGTCAGGGAGTCCAGCATCACTGACCTCGATCGGGTTGCCACCAGGACCGGAATGCTCAACCCTTTCGACGTATCCCGCCTTTACCTTGTTGGCTTCGTCCTCGTGGGCGATCATCATCCGGAGCAGGTTCGTGTCCGTTGCCCATTCGATGACGCGCCCGGCCTTGGTGTACGTCACCGTCTCGATGATCTCGCCCGTCACGGCTTCCGGCGGGATCTCACCGGGATCGATTTTCTCGATTGCCGAAATGACCTTGTTGATATCGCCAAGTTCTGTTTCTAGTTCGGCGACACGCGCTTCCGCCTGTTCGTCAACACGTTTGAGCTTCTTGTCTTTGGCGATCGTCTCCCGAAGTGCGTCGATCTCCTGCCTGAGACCTTCTCTCTGAGGGATCAACTCGCCGAGCTTCTCAACGCATTCGTCATGGATAGCCTTACGCTCGACCATTGCGGACCGGCGGAGGTTGCGAACCTCCTGCAGCAACTCCCAGTCCTCGTTAATGCGTGCCATGACCTTATGTGCCTTGGCAACCGGGAATCGTAGGATGGTCTTACGAAGCTCGGCGAGGTGTTCGGTTACTCGTGCCTGGAACTCCTCATCGACCTTCCACCTTGCGAGTGTGGCGCGAGTGGTGCCACACGCCTTGGCGATCGCCTCATCAGTCTGCTCGTCCTCGGCGATCATGACCGCCGCGCGCTCTTTGGCAGCAGTCCACTTCCACGCGGGAGAGGGCTTTTCTGTCTCATTTTGTCTCATCGCCCTCCGCACTTTCCACGTGAAAAATTATCGCGGGCCTCTCACATACAACGGCTCGCCCGGGATCAGGTAGCCGCGCTCGATGCGTGCCGGGTTGATCCGGGGAACATTGTCGCTGAGAAGCTGGATGCGACGGCGCGTGTCCGGCTGGAGGTTGCATGGCGGCTCAGGTTCCCGCTTGGCGGGTTTATCGATCGTGTTGCGCCGGCGCGCCTTTTCGTGCTCTGCTGCGCTGTACCACCGGATGTGCATATCATGCCTCCAGCGCCTGCCAGCGCTTCTGGTAACGGCCTACGGCGTCCAGATCGTACTGAGCCCTGGACACGCCATCCGTTGGCGTGATCTCCGCGTAGGGCATGCCCGCCGCGAGCACGTTGCGTTGGTGGTTGAACTCGCCGTCTTCATCGTTGACGACGATCTCAGCGAGCTCCAGGCAATCGACAGGGTAAGACGTTCGGTCTGTGCTCGGTCGTGTCGCCTCATATGTGACTTGGCCGATGGATCGATCCTCTCGCTTCTCGCGCTGATAAAGGCGTTCGGAGGAATCTGCAAGCCGCTTCGCTGCAGTTCGCTTTGAACAATTCATTGCAGCAGACGCGCTCTTGGCGTCGAAGCCGTTCAAAAACAGGTGATCCCAAATGCGGACCATGGGGTACTCCACAAATGCAAAAAGACACACCTTGGGTATCGGCCCTCTCGGTGTGTCAGTGGTGAAGCTCTTGGTTAGCTCAGCTTCTAGAAGCTATGGAAGGTTTTCGGACTGTGCAGAGGTTGCGGTCTGCAGGAGCATTCAGGCTGCAGACCGCGTGTCCCGAAGAAGGTCGCCGTTAGAGAAGTCGGCCGCGCTGGTTTAATTCGCGGTTCGACATACCTATTTTACGACGTCGAACAGATGTTGTGTAGCGGTTAGGCAAAGAAACCGTACCATTTGGTACGTTATTTTTACGATTGCAAGTCAGGCGATTCCCTGAGCCTGTTTCAGCGCCCGTTGCGCGGTCCCGTGTCCGCATTCGGCGATACGGGCGAGCTGACGCACTGACGGCCACTCGCCATTTTCCTGTTGGAACTGGATGGCTTGCCGCCGGGCCCATTCCTGTTTGCTCAGGTCGGTGAGGGTTACCGCGTCAATCGGAGCATATGCCGGTTGCAGGATCGTGTCCGGTGGAATGTTCGTCATCGTGCTACTCCTCGCATGAGGTTTCCGCTATGCCTGCGCCTTCCATGAGGTTGCGCAATCGCTCGATCTCCGCGTCACGATCGTCTATCACGGATTGCAGCCGCTCGATGGTCTCCAGCGCCGTGGCGGTTTCCGCGTTCGCCTGGTCAAGCGCTCCGATTAGCCAGCGAACCTGCGTTTCGAGTTCCGCCGCCGTGCTCGGATTTTCCACGTGAAAAGCGTCTGTCATCGTATTGCCTTCGGTTCCTCTGGATCTGGCATCCAGTGAGTAGGCTGAACTTCAAGTGTGCCATCTGTCCATGTTGGGAATCGGCGTGCGAAAATGTAGAACTTCACCGCAACGACGCCGCGCCCGCGAACCCACGCGAGGTATTGCCTAATGGGTGGGTAGGTCAGTCCAGGGACTGGCATCCGCTCCCTAACAGATATCCAATCGCCGTGCATGTCAGCCACCAAACACCCCTTCGTCGGCCATGCTCTGGTATGTCTCGTTCATACGCTGTTGCTCGGCAGTATCGAACGTCTTCATGCATTTGCCGATCCAGGCGCAGTCAAACATTCCGCACGGCAACCCGGCTTCATTCGGGCAATCACCACTCGCAGACACGACAAGGGATGATGCGGCAGTCTCGATCCAGTCAGCGACTTAGGTTACCTCATCGGGTTCCGTTGCCTCGTTCATTCGTGTTGCTCCAGGTTCTTTCTCTCTTCGGGATGGCCGGAAGTACGTCTCAGCAGGTCCAGTTTCGCAGCTTCAACCCTTGCCCGCTCGAATTGTGTGACTTGCTCCAGGTGCACCGCTTTCGCGGCTTCCATCTCGGCGGCGCGTTCTTCCGTGATCTCGCCGGAGCCCTCGCAGCCGGGGCATGGGTTCCTCTCGACAATCGAAACTGGCCGGCCACGTTGCCGCGCGCAGCCGAACGTAGCGACGGTTTTCTGTCCGTGGCATGTAGGGCAAATCACTTGGTCACTCCTTTGAGTTGCTGGACGGCAAGCTTCATATCCGCCCGTGCCAGTACAAGAGCGTGTTCGGTCACTTCGGTCCGCTCTTGCCCCTCCAGATCAAGGAACGCCTCAACGATCACGATCAACCCGTGAACCAACGATCGGCGCTCGGTAAGGCCGTCCCGTTCTTCCTCAGTAGGGACATGCGGCGTGTATCCGCTCAGCACGTCAGGAGTGAGGTGTTCGCCCCATTCCTGAGCCATTTCCGGCGTGATATCGCCGATGACATCGCTGATCTGGAGCGCTTCGGCGAACGTCATTTGACGCCCCCACATCTGGAGATCGAATTCGATCCGGAGCGCTCCGCGCAGTCTGGCGTTCTCCGCCTTCAGTGGATCTGTGTCAGTGTCTTGTGTGCTCATTTCTTGCTGCCTTTCCCCTTGCAATCGGCATGCGTCCTTCTGAACTCGATGTATCCCGGGCGCTGCTTCTCGCCGTTGACGACGATCTGCTTGCACTCCTCGACCGCGCCGCAGGTCTCGCAGGTCAGGCGGATGGTTTTGCCCTTGCTGTCGAGCCGTTCCTCTCGGATCACTACACGCCTCCAGTCGTCGCCGGAAAGCGCGCTTCTCGCTGCCGCTGAACCTCAATCGGATACTCAAACACGCTTGCTTTGGCGCGTCGCCACGTGTTAATTTCGGCCCGGGACATGCTGCAGATCGTCCGCACGGCATGACAAGCATGCAGGCATCAGCCGCTTGCATCGCGTTCCAGTCGTTGTCAAAGCCGTGTTGCGCAACCGGATGCTGCAGGCAGTCGCGGAACTTGCGGGCGTCCCAACCCTGCCACTCCGGATCAACGTCGGTCCACTGAAACCCGTCGTCACCGATGGACGGATGCCTGAAGTCATAGACCTCGTGTCCGGCATTGCGGAGCGCTTCAACGACTGCGGGCTGTTTGCCATTGCGCCATGATGAGGCAACGTAAATGTTCAAATCGGTCTCCTTGCTGGCTGATGTCGCCAGCGTCGATATCAGGCATCGAGTATCGATGCCTCGATGTGGTAGCGATGTGCGGCGATCTTGCGCCGTGTCGTGGCCAGTACAGCGGCCCGGGCTACGCCTTGCGGTGGGCGCTGAAGGCTATTGATCTTGCCTAGCGCCTCCTGCTCGATCTGAGCCCGGTCTTCCGGGCTCAGATCGTTGATCAGCTCGTCAAGCTGAGCCTTCAACGCTTCCTTTTCGGCCTGTTGGGATCGGAAAACCGCGTCGGCTTCATCGCGCTCCGCCTGTTTCTGCGCTCCTGGAGGCGCTTTGTATCGGCCTTTGATGGCGGCGATCAGCGCGCCGGCTGGGTTATCCGCCTTGGGGCGCAACTGCTGCCAGGCGATCTGATCACGGATCTCCTGCTCGGTGTGTTCCACGCAGAGCGCCGCCGCCTTGTCCGGAGCAACACCAAGCGAAGCGAGAAGAGCAACAACATCGGCAACGGTGTCCGGAGCCGCCCTGGCTCTCGCGGGCGCGTTGTTGTTCTTAGCTTCGCTTAGCTTCTCTTTGTCTTGCTCTGTTCTGTTTTGTTTAGGGTGGACATTTGCGGACATCCGGGGGACGTCCGCGCCATTGGTCTGGACATCCTCAGGACGTCCGGTTTTGTCCGGTAGACGTCCGTGGACATTTGCGGACACTTCAGGTATGTCCGGGTGGTTTGGCTGGACATCCGGTGGACGTCCAGGACTGTTATCCGGTTGTCCGAGCGCTGCCAGTCTGGCCGATTCCCGTTGTGCCGCGCGCTCATCGGCTTTGCGTTTTGCCTCCTTCGCCTTCGCCATGTGCAGTTTCCCGCCGTAATCTGACCAGTCATGGATGATCAAACCGCCGTCGCCGTCATCCTCCAGGAAGCCGTGTCCGTTACGCTTGTGGGCGCATTGCGTTAGAGCGTTGACGAACGTTTCCGGATCGCCCTTCCAGCGTGCTGCCTTGGCGATCCATGCTGGCGTGAAGGCGCTCAAATCGCCGTCCTTGGCGTGCTGGAGCGCCCAGAGCCAGAGGCACACGAGATGCCCCACAACAGCCGCGGGAGGCACGCCTAGAAGCTCGGCGGCTAGCTCTGTTTTTGGATGGTCCGGCAACGTCTCACAAATCTCGTCGTACATCGCTCAGACCTCTCTCACTTCGATGTTATGGATTGCCTTCATCAGCTTCTTCTTGAGTCTGTACGCCGGCGTCTTGACGCCCTTGGCGTCCTCAACGATCAGCTTGCCCGCGCGTGTCGTGTAGCGGAAATCGGCAACGTAGCGGCAGACCAGCACGGCATTGACGATCAGGTCATAGGACGGCTGGAGTTCCAGACCCGTGATCTCGTCAGCCTGAGCCAACATGCGAAGCGACACGTAACGCGCCGCCTCTAACTTGCTGTCGAAGCGTATGCCGTCCACTTCCGTCTTGACGGCTCCGTACTTGCTCCGTCCGGTCGCTGACTCCGTCATCAGCCCTTGAAGCTTTGTCGTGTTCTGTTTTCCGTAGCTCGTCGGTTTCAAAATTACTCCGCCGTCCGCTCTATGCGGTCTATCATCCAATCAATGTCATCGTCGCTCTCGTCAGAAACCGGAGGTTCGCAGACGAAATGTACTTCAGGCCCTTGAAGAATGTAGCGTTTGCCTCCGTGAACCGCGCCGAAGCCAGAATAGAACTGCCCAGAGGCGCGGATTTCGTCGTTAACACGCTTACTGAGATCCAAGTAGGTCAATGCAGTAGCGCCTTCATCGGCATCAACCATCGCGTATGCCCGCTGTTCACTACAGAATGAGCCGCCAACAACACACCAGAGACAGTCGCCGCTGTCCGT